AACTTTCTAAAACTTCACTAGACTTCCTAGCAGCACTTGCGCTTCCTACGGTATTTAAATACTTTTTCCCGCCTGTCTTTATCGCAGTGTGGGACTGGCTAATTTCATACGTTAAAAAAGATCGTGACTTTTCTCAACTCGCACTAGGACTTCCACGCGGGTTTGGAAAGACCATGATTATTAAACTCTTTGTCCTCTATTGCATAATCTTTACTAATCGTCGCTTCATTCTTATCCTTTCCGAGAATCAAAGCAAGGCTAATAACATCGTAGCTGACGTGATGGATATGCTAGAGGTTGAAAACATTAGGAGAGTATTTGGTAATTGGAAGCTAGGAGTAGAAACTGATAGACAAGACCTTAAGAAATTTGGATTCCGCGGCCGTAACGTAATTCTTATGGCTGCGACTGTAGAGACTGTCCGAGGCATTACTCTTAAGAATGAGCGCCCGGATGTAATGATATTTGATGATATCCAATCTCGTGTCTGTGCGGAATCTCAAATACAATCTGAGACTCTAGAGCGTGAAATGATGGGTACGGCTATGAAAGCTAAATCTCCTCATGGCTGTCTCTTTGTATTTGTGGCTAACATGTATCCTACCAAATGGTCTATTCTTCGTCACCTTAAAAAGAATGCCACTTGGACTAAATTCATTGCTGGTGGAATTCTCGAAGATGGTACTTCTTTGTGGGAAGAATTGCAACCTATAGAGCAGCTTATGAAGGAACTGGAAAATGATATGGCTATGGGCCATCCAGAGATCTTCTTCGCTGAAGTCCTTAATGATGAGAATGCGGCCGCCAATAACCTAATTGACCTGTCTAAACTACCTAAATATCCTTTCGAGGATGATGATCTATCCGCAGGTAATTTCATAATTATTGATCCTGCTACAGATAAAAATAACTCAGATATGGTATCTATAGGATACTTTGAGGTACATAACGGGTATCCAGTATTAATTCAATTAGTGGAAGAAAGACTATCCCCAGGTGACACAATCAGGGAAGCGCTTAAGATATGTCTAACTAAAGGTTGCCGACTAGTAGCTATTGAGTCTAACGCATATCAATACTCTCTTAATTACTGGTTTAGATTCATCTGTGAGCAGATGGGTATAGTGGGCATAGAAGCTGCGGAGATATATTCAGGCTCTTACTCAAAGAACTCTAGAATTATCGCTATGCTTAAAGCCTATGTAGCAGGTGAGTTCTATGTACATGAAGATTGTAAAGCCTCTGTGCACTTGCAGATAGTTCAATTTAATCCACTAAAAAGAGACAACACGGATGGATTACTTGACCTACTTACATATTGTGTACGAGTAATGGAATCTTTCGGCGAATTTATAGTTTCCCAAGGCATTGTCACTTCTCAGGAATTTGAGGGTGCCAAGGTCGTTGAACATAATAGCTGCTTTTAACTGAAGGACTGAGATGCAAAAATCTAACACTCCTATGATCCTCTCTCGTAAAGCGCAAGAAGGGATCATTCAATTCCAGAAGCAAGCATACTCACTCACCAATCAGCAGTGGAATATTCGTGAGCAGCTTCGTCAGATTGATCTGGCTTACATCCGTGAAGCCGATCTTACTACTGAGAACCAGCGCGCACGATTGGCTAACTCCTATGGCGATTCTAATCGCCTCCAAAACATCACTATTCCTGTGGTAATGCCACAAGTGGAATCCGCAGTAGCTTATCAGGCGGCTGTATTTCTTCAGGGAGTTCCAATCTTTGGAGTAGTTGCGGCTCCTCAGTATGAAGATCAAGCTATTCAGATGGAGACTGTAATTGAAGAAAACTCCATCCGTGGTGGATGGACTCGGGAACTTATTATGTTCTTCCGAGACTCTTTTAAATTCAACCTTGGAATCATAGAAGTTCCATGGGATCGTAAAGTCACTGCGGCTCTCGAAACTGATGTGAAATTTGGCCCTCAAGGTAAACCGAAAGAAGTGATCTGGGAAGGTAACTGCCTTCGTAGATGGGATCCATATAACACATTCTTTGATACGCGCGTGTGCGCAAGAGATGTACCTGCTCGTGGCGAATTCTGTGGCACTACCATTCTTATGGGCCGCATTGATCTTAAGCAGTTCATCAACGAACTCCCTGATAAGATGACTGAGAACGTAGCTGCTGCGTTCAACTCAGGAATGGGTGGAGCAGAGGGCGGATTTTCATCTGGTGGCATCGAAGCGTATTACATGCCTCAGATTAATCCAAACGCCCTTATTAATAAGAATGTTCGCGCTACCACTGATTGGATGGCATGGGCTGGAATTACTGGAGCCTCTGACAATGCAAAAATTGCTTATAAGAATCTTTATGAAGTTACAATCCTATACGCTCGTATTATTCCTTCTGATTTCAGTATCAATGTCCCTTCTCGTAATACTCCACAGGTGTGGAAGTTTATAATCGTAAATCATCAAGTAGTTATCTATGCTGAGCGCCAGACTAACGCGCACAACATGATACCAGTTCTTTTTGGCCAGCCTAACGAAGATGGTCTCTGGTATCAAACTAAGTCTCTTGCTTCCAACGTCAAGCCATTCCAAGATGTCTCTACGGCTCTTATGAATTCTGTGATTGCTGCGCGTCGTAGAGCAATCTCTGATCGAGTTCTCTTTGATCCTTCTCGCATTAACAATGCGGACATTAACTCCGCTAATCCTAGCGCGAAAATTCCTGTGCGTCCTAGCGCATACGGAAAGAATATTGCAGAAGCTGTTTACGCATTTCCATTCCGAGATGATCAATCTCCACTGGCTATGCAGGCCATCGCACAGTTAGAGATGATGGCTAATAAAACTTCTGGTCATAATCCTGCACAACAAGGTCAATTCGTCAAGGGTAATAAGACACTTCACGAGTACCAAGATGTGATGGCACATGCCAATGGTCGCGATCAACTAGTGGCTATGATGTTCGAGTCTCAAGTCTTTACTCCCATGAAGGATATCATTCGTCTTAATATCCTTCAATACCAAGGTAAAGAATCTTACTTCAGCACTGCCCGGGATACTATGGTAGATGTAGATCCTGTAGCCCTTCGTAATGCTGTCCTTAACTTCAAAATCTCTGATGGCCTCATCCCTGCTGATAAACTTATCAATGCAGAGGTGATGATGGTAGCTATGCAGCAGATTGGATCCTCTCCGCAGCTTGGATCTGGATATAATATCGCTCCGATGTTCTCATATCTTATGAAAACGCAGGGAGCAAGTCTTAGTGAGTTTGAGAAGTCTAATGAGCAAATGGCCTACGAACAGGCGCTAGGTGCGTGGCAACAACAAATGAGTGTGCTGCAAACTATTATTACGAAAGCTGCGTCTAATCTAGAAGAGTTTAAGAGTCTGCAAGAGCTGGTAAAAGCAATGCCTCCCCAACCGTTGCCAGAGCAATTTGGCTACAATCCTAATCCGAAAGTACCTCAACAAAATGCCGACACCCCTAGTTAATCCATTTACAGAGTTCAAACTTACAGCGGAGGAAGAACTACAAGGAAGAATCCTAACTACTGGGCAGAAGTGTGTTATTCAGAACATGCGATCACGCTATGCACAGCAGCGAATATCGCTTAAGTATGATCCTGATAAAGCATCTCAGTTTATGCAAGAAGATGCGGAATTGCAAGGACAGATTGTTCTCCTTACTTTTCTGCTAGATACAAGTGATGAAGCAGTCGCTGAACACCTGCGGTTAAAAATTGAAACTAACTCTCCTAATAAAGGTGAATAACTATGTCTCTTATGGACGCATTTCGTAATATCGTAACTCCTCAGTCTGCTACTCCTGCTCCTATGGATCGTGGACCAGGACAATTGCCTGCTCAACCTTCTGGGACTACTGCGGCTTCTGGTAGTGGTACAGTTCCTGCGGGCAGTGGGGGTGATCCAGTTATGCCGGCAACGCCTGTATCCCCATTGGATGCATTCAACGAACTGTGGAAAAATGATCCTACTAAGACGGCGGATCCGAACGCTCCTATGTTCAATGTCGATCCGCAAAAGATTATGGATGCAGCTAGCAAGATGGATCTTTCATCTGCTATCACTGCTGAAAGACTTCAGGCTATTACAGCGGGCGGTGAAGGCGCTGCCAAAGCTATGGCCGAAATGCTTCAATCTGCAAACACTCTCGCAGTTTCCCAGAACATCATCACTAGCACGAAACTGGTAGAGCAGGCACTTAAACAGGCTCGAAAAGATTTCGCTGCAGAAGTTCCAGGTCTTATCAAGAGCCAAACTCTTCATAACGAACTGCAGAACGAAAATCCTGCTCTATCCCATCCTGCGGCACAACCTATTGTCTCTGCCATTCAGCAACAGATGCAAGTTAAGTTTCCTACTGCAACTTCTGTAGAACTCCGCTCTAAGGTGAATGAATACTTTAACGGACTCGCAGCCATTGCTACGAAACCTAATGCACCTGGCACTGCTAAATCGCAGAATCGTGGTGAAACTGATTGGGAAGCTTTCCTCTCTTAACTTCGTAAAGGAATTAAAATGCTTGTGAAACCTATGGTTCTGGACGGGAGTTTTGCTCGTCAAGTGATGCGTGGTGATGTGGTTGCTGGTGCGGAAGTTATTCCTGTCACTATCGCTACTAACGCCATCACTGTTACTGCTGCGAACATCATTACTGGCATCATTCAGCGTACTACGACTGGTGGCGGTACTGATACTATTGATTCTGCTGCGAACCTCGTGGCCGGTTTTCAGGGTGCGTATGGCCCTATTGAGAACGGTACTACGTTCCGTTGCAAATGGATTCAAAACGCGGCGTTCGCTATTACCG